ATGATACCCAAGAAGCTTTTTATTTTAGTTTAAAACAAGCTAAACAAGATTTAAAAATTGGAAAATCTAATTCTTAGAAAGGAATTATTATGCCACAACCAATTCTAGGACCGGCTGGTGTTACTCGTACTACGCCCCCAGCAGTGGAATTTTATCATCAAGTAGTACAGATGGCTACAAGTGCTGGTGACGCTACAGGTTTCGCTGCTTTTGTTCTTCCAAAAGGTTCTATCCCTATCCTTGCGTTAATTGTATCTAGCGGTGCTAACGTAGCTCAAACTCTTAACGTAGGTACTACCCTTGGTGGTACTCAGTTAATTAATGCGGCTACTTGTAATGGTGCTCAAGTTGCAGTAGCAGGAACAGCTGTAGGTGCTCAAATGGGTGCTCTACAAACTGCTGATACATTGTATTACGCTAAGGCTTCGGCACAGCTAACCAATCCAGTAAAGATTGTTATTTCATACTACTTCCCACAACAAGGGATGACTTGGTAAAACCCACAGATGGGATAAGTTTAAAAGGCTTATCCCATTTTCTTTTTATAAGGTTTATTTATGACTCCACAAGTAATTAGTCTAAGTTCTTTAGGGTCTACAGCATGGATACCTGTAGATTATAAACAAAATCCATTTAACATTGGTTTAGCTTGTGTGGTATCAGATACACCAAACTTAACATACCAAGTAGAATTTACATTAGATGATATCTTTAATACCTCTATTACTCCTACAGCATTTACACATAATTTGCTTGTAGGAAAAACAAGTAATTTTTCATCAAATCAAATTGTACCTGTTAGAGCAATTAGATTAACCACTACTGCCTATACAAGTGGTACTGTGACTTTGACAGCTTTACAGGGTGGTGTTAATCCTATAATCTATACACCAAATCCTGTTACATTGTTTCAATCCGGCATCCCGTTCTGGATTCCACCAGGCGATGGTGGTGCAAACGGCTTGAGTTTCACTGGTACTCGTGGGGTTTTCACGCTAAGTGCTGAATCTCCTATGACTAATGCATACCTAGCACTTACAACTGGGGGATATTGCTATCTTCCTGCTGGAGCAGGTGGACTTGTTGCTGGGGGCTGGTATTGGTGTAAGATGACTGCTGCCACTGATGGCGAAGTATTTTCTGAAACCTATTCAGGTTCAGGACAGCCCGATCTAATATCTTCTCCAACAGTTTTACCAGATTTGGCTTCAGGTAGAATTACACAAGAGGTTTTAGAAGTTTATGGCCCCACATTTACACTACCTGGCGGTAGTGTTGGACCTAACGGATATACCTCAATCATGATGAAGTGGCTGATAAACAGCAGCGCCACAGTAAAACGCGTTAGGGTGCGCACCCCAGGTGTAGTTTTGTTCAATACCGGACTCACAACTGCAAACCTCGTTCAATTACTCCGTGCTACACGTTTTAACAGAGGCGTTGAAGATGCCCAAATCGGTAATAGAATGAATTCATCAATCGCTGCCTGGGACGGCAGTGTGGGTGGTTTTAGTATATCTGATGATTTTACTACTCTTGATACTAGAGTAGATCAGACTATCTCATTTACCTTTCATTGTGCTGCAAACACAGATTCCATCATACTATGGCCCTTGCTGTTTGAAGTTATGTACGGAGCTTAAAATGTCAATTATCAAATTCCCCAATACGGCTGCTGGTAAAGCACAAGCCGAGGCTACTCTTGATCCTAAGTACATCGCATACGGAGCACGCATCACGGTATTCACCGGTGTAGATGTTCCGCCGGCAGAAGCGGTTTTGGATCCTTCTTCTATTATTTTGACATCCCATCAGCTTCATCAAGGAGCATTGGCGATTGGTCAGACACGTCTTAATGAGTTGAAAGCTCTAATAGCATCCCCACCAACTCCTGCAATTGGTCTATATTTGGATAAAAGTAATAAAATCGCCAGAAACCATGCTAGAGTAAATAATGCTAGAACTACTTTAGGATGGACCAATACCCTTATGGATCAGATCTTTGTAAGTGGAAGCGGTCTTGATCCATAATGAAAAATCATTTTGTTTCCGGTGAATGGAACTTAATTTGCGATGTGTGCTCTGTCAAGTACAAAGCACACAAAGCTAAACAACGTTGGGATGGTTTTATAGTATGTCCTAATTGTTATGAACAACGTCACCCACAGGACTTTGTTTTAGCAAAACAGGATAAAATTACTGTCCCTTATATAAGACCACCTAATGATACATTTATAACAGTGCCATATATTTTCTATATAGATGAAGGTTATGTAACTGATGGGTATGTTTAAGGAGTAAATATGGCAACAATTGTAACAAGGGCTGGAAAAGGAACTACTTTAAGTTGGGCTGAAATGGATGCCAATCTTAATAACATTAACTCTAAAATAGAAGAAACAAAATCAGTTAAAGATTTTGGTGCTACTGGTGATGGAGTCTCTGATGATACAGCGGCAATACAAGCAGCTATAACATACATAAATACTGGTAAAGGTTTAGTATATTTTCCTGTTGGTACTTACTTATTTTCAACAACTCTAACATTAACAGAGAATAGTACTGGTCTTGTTGGTGCCGGTTCCGGTAACTGTGCGAATTTAATACCTTCTGTAGCAGCACCTACAACATTAAAATATTCTGGTGTGGGACCAGCTATCAGAGTTAAAGGTATGAATGTTAAATTGGAGGATTTTAGATTAACCTCAGACACAACTAGAGCTTCTTTATCTTTTGATATAACAAAACCTGGTATTAGGATTGAAGCTGAGGATACAGCTTCTGCTAGATGTGATAGATGCCAAATAAACAATGTTAGAATAGACTCACAACCTGGTGATGGTATCTTAACTGTTGGTCCAATTACAGCAACACAGATTAATGATTGTGATGTTATTTCTGTAAAAGGTTTTGGTATGCGTTTAGATGCTGGTAATTATACAGGATTGACTAGAACAAATACACACTATCCAGGACTTGTTGATATTACTCGTTGTAGAACATATTTTTGTGGTGGGCATGGGATTGCTATATCTAACCCATCAACAACAGTACAAAATAATATGGGTATTCGTATTAACATAAACCAACTTGATAGTTTTGGCAATGGTGAAACTACAGGTATTATGTATGCAGCAGGTGATGGTAACTTCTACGATACTTGGATTTTTGGTGAACAGATTAATATTAATACCTGTGGTATTGCTGGGTCAAAAGGTGTAGCAATGACTGTTGAGCAACTCGGCGGTATATATGTTGCAGGTAGAGATATTTCTATAAATAACTGTAGATTAATTGAAACTAAACAACCTATTTATTGGGGTTACTTTGCGGCACAGCCAAGTACAGGACTTGAGGTTAATTTAATTCGATTATATAATAGCACCTTAACTCATGCAGAAATGGTTAAATTACAATCAATTTCTGCTGTTGGTTTACGAGTATCATATGATCATAGAGACCATTTAACTTTAGCTGCTACTAAAGATTTTAGTAATGTTCCAACAGATGTTCAAGTATTTTATAGAGGTTCTGGAGAGAATGTAAATTCTATTTTTGGTACAGGTTCTGTAGTAACTCTTGCTGATGATGCTGTATACACAATACCAATAACAAATGCAGAAGCACTAAAACCACAACAAGGTGTGTTTATTATTACACCAACCGCTGTTTCTGTAGGAGGTGGTGTATTTCATGTAAGACTAGCTGCAACAACACCTGTTGCTACTAAATGGGCCGGAGAATCTGCTACAGTAGCGTTTGGTGCTGGTGGAGCATTGTCAGGTACAACTGGAACAGATGGAAATTTAACAATCTCTTGTAGTAACACAGCTATTTATGTTGAAAATAGACGTGGTTTCTCTATAACTTTTACCTATCAGATTTTATCTATGGCACATAATGCTTCTTTAGGAACACCTTTTTAATTATGAGTGATTTACATTTTCCTAAAGAAAGACGACAGGATTATTTAAATGTAGAAGAGCATTTAAAAGCAATAGATGCTAGATTAGAATTAATGCAAGAAGTTCTAACTACTCATATCAAAGATGAATCTGATCTAACACCAATCGTTAAAGAGTTAGTAGATGCTTGGAAAGCTGCAGGATTTTTATTTAATTTTGTTAAGTGGGTTGGTATTATTGCTGGAGCTTTTACAGCCGCGATAGCTTTACTAAAGGGACATAAACCATGAGTACTTCAGGATCAACAAATTTTACTACGTCACGGGATGAAATTGTAACTAGAGCATTAGCTTTACTTGGAGTTATTCCAGGATCTAGTGTAACATCTACTAGTACAGATGCTTATTTAGTATTGAACACTCTTGTAAAAGCTTGGATGGCTGATGGATTACAATTATGGGCTATTACATCATATAATGTTCCTTTAACTAATGCTACAAATCAATACTCTATTGGATTAGGACAAACAATAAATATACCTAAACCGTTAAAAATTATTCAAGCTTATAATAGAAATATAAATACAAATATAGATATACCCATGCGGATTTTGACTAGGCAGGAGTATAATATGCTGGGCAATAAATCTGTATCTGGTAATCCAATACAATTATATTATCAGCCACAAAGAAATTATGGTGACATGTTTGTATTCCCAACACCAACCACAGTGGAGGCTGCTGCTAATAGAATTGTAATTCATTATCAAAGACCTTTTGAAGATTTTGATTCAGGAACAGATGAACCTGATTTTCCTCAAGAATGGTTTGATGCTTTAGCTTATGGATTAGCCTGTAGACTAGCTCCCACTTATGGTATCCCACTACAGGATAGAAAACAACTTTGGAATGAAATGACTATCATAAAACAAGAGGCTATGAACTTTGGTCTAGAAGAAGGTAGTATGTTCTTCCAGAGAGATCTTCGTAATTGGTGAATATATGGATACACCATTATCTTTAGAGCAAATTGCTGATACTATAAACAGAGCTAAGATTGGTAATCAAAAACATAAAAATGAATTAATGCGTTTGGGTACAAGTGATCCAACATCATTTAAAGCTCAGTTTAGTAATCAATTACAAGAACAACAACAACCATCTGAGTTTTGGGGTGCTGGTAGAAAACTAGCACAAAACCAAAATCCTGATGAAGAGATTAATAATTATGTTGGGGATGCTTTACCAACATTAGGAGGTGATAGGTATTATTACGGAAATATTGATTATTCAATTCCCGAGAATATACAATCTTCTATTACAGATGCGGGGTTTAAACCAACAAGCTCCACAATTAATCCTACTCTGTATAATTTATTTGGTAATAATACTCCAATAACAAAATTTAGAAATCAGGAATATTAC